ACCGGGGTCACGTTGGCGACAAAGTTGGCACCATTGCCGCTGATGTCGGCGTCGCCATAGGGGATGAACTTGAGCACGCCTTCGGACAGGACGACGGCGGTGTTGGTCAGCTCTGTCATCTTTTTGACGACGTCGACCGCCGGGGCTTGCTCGGAAAACGCCGGGGACATGAGCAGACCGGCGGCGCGGCAGTAGGTGGACCAGCGGGCGACATTCAGGCGCGCAGGGTCGAGCCGAGCGCCGTAGCGCTGGCTGGTGAGGAGGTCGAAGATGATGTCGGCGGGGTCAGCGTCGGGCACGGTGGGAGAGACGCTATAGGCCAGCTTGGCACGCACCACAAAGCCGTGGTTTTCGATGTTGGCGCTGTTGCCGAGGTCATAGGCCTCGCTGTAGACGCGGGCGATGGCGTTATAGGACAGCGCCTCAGACCCCACTGGGCCTGTGATGTTGCCTGCGGCATCTTTGGGGGTGTAGGTCTGCAGGAAGGGCCAGATGGGCGCACCGACGGCGCCGGTGGCGAGGCTGAGCCCCATTTGCTCCAGCGCGGTCTGGCTGCCGGAGACAAAGCGCGACTTGCCCCGGAAGGCCTCGGGCACGTCGGTGATCTCGCCTTCGCCCAGGCCGAGGATGACGGCGGCGCGGTAGGTGAAGGTGGTGGTCTCTGAGGTGGTGCTGCCGCCCTTGCCTGCCTCTTGAGTGGACACGTGGGGGATGGCTTCGAAGGCGCCGTACCACAGCAGGTTGGGCTTGACGCGGGCCAGGCCATAGGCGACGGTGATGGTGACGCCCTGGGAAGAGGACTGGATCTGCATCGCGTCCAGGCGGGTTTCGCTCTGGGAGATGGTGCCGTTGCCGCTCATTTGATGGTCCAGTAGAGGTGAGGTCTGCCGCTTAGGGGCTCTTCGTGCGGGGCCGTGACGATGACGCCCCTGCGGATGTAGCTGTGCAGAAGCAAGCCGCCGTCGATGACGATGGCGCCGTGTGCATGAGTGCGGCCGAATTGGTAGGTGGCGATGTCGCCGGGTTGCGGGGTTGCCCCCTCCGGCAGCGGGTCGCAAAACTTGCGGACCCACTGGAGGTAGATGTCTTCGTCGCGGTGGAGGTGGAACTGTGGCGAGTAGTCGCCAGGGTCGATATGGCTGACCACACCAGCGGCCTCGAACACTGCGCACAGGATCTGCCCGCAATCCACACCCACCCCTTTGATGCGAGCGCGGTGGTGATAGGGCGTGCCGCGCCAGGTTAGTGCCTCGGCTACCACCGCGCGGCGCTGGGCTGGGGTGATCATGTGATGGTCTCCGCAACGGGGACGAGGGGCGTGCCCCTGAAGCGCCCCAGGTTGCCGAAGCGGCTGTCGCAGGTGCCACGTGTGCCGTCGCAGCCGGGGGCGATGGTGAAGGTGTCGCCCACGGTGGGCGTGGACGGCAAGGGGGCGATCATGCGGAGCACGCCACCGGCTTGGTGGAGCTTGACGGTGCGCGAGATGCCTGCGTTGGGGCCGGTGACGAAAGTGAGCGCGGCCTGGCTGAAGTAGCCCACCGATTGGCCCAGGTTAGTGCTGATCTGGCTGCGCGTGGGCGCAGCGCTGCCAGTGACGGTGCCGTTGACTTGGTAGGCCGCGCGAGACTTGCCGCAAACCGGGTCATACACGCGGTTGAGGCACCCTGGCTGATAGACGTTGGCCGGGACCATGGCGTCGAGCAGCTCGGCGTCTGAGCGCACGTTGACTTTGATTTGACCGCCTGCAGCCTCTGCGTCGCTGATGCGGCCCTCGAACACATGCACCAAGCCCACCACAGGCCCCACCCAGCCAGGGGCGGTGTAGGCCCGCTGCACTTTAAGCCGCGCGCTGTTGAAGCCCCCGTTGGATGCAAATGCAAACATGGGCCGTCCGTTCACCAGGGTGGTCTCGCTGGGTGTCAGGGTGACTTCCATTTCGTCCACGGTGACGCCCACGCTCAGCTCGGTGCGGGTGCGCTCCAGCAGCGGGCCGAGTGCCCAGGTTTCGGCACCGAATGAAAGCGGCTGGTCATGGTCGGTGTAGCGCAGCGTCAGCCCACCCCTGAGGGTGATGGTGTAGACGTCTGCACGCTCGAACTTGCCGCTGTTGATGAGGGCGGTAAGGGCTGGGCTGGCGGTTTTCATGTGCGGCTGGAAATGAACTCCATGCTCTTCAGCTCGAAAAGCTGGCGCATGAACTCGTTGAACTCAAGCTGGTCTTGCAGGAAGCGGACGCGCCAGAAGTAGCGACCCGTCCAGGTGAGCACAGCCCCCGCTGCAGGCGGGGTGTTGAACGTCACCAGCCCTGCGACGATGGAGAAGTTGGGCTGCGGCACACCGTTGACGAACACGGTGGGTACGCCGTCCAGCTCAAAGACAGGCTCGGTGTAGCCACCGTAGGCCCGCACGAGCTGGAAAGAGGCTTTGACACCATCGCCAACCCCAAACTGCTGGGCAGTGGCTTGGCGGTCGTTGGGGTCTTCGTAGAGCCAGCTCTCGGCACTGCCGCCGTGGCTGTTGAAGAAGCCCACAAGCTGCTGCAGCTCCGCCAGGGCGGCATTGGCACGCAGCACCTCATATCCCAGGCGGTAGGACCACTTGGGGTAAGACCAGCGCCGGAAGCGGGCCTCACGGCCGGATACGGCGGTGTGGATGCGGGTGGACCACACCGGCCTGCGTGTGACGTTCCACGACAGGCCGGGCAGCGCGGGCAAGATGCGGTTGCTCATTTGAAGGCGAAGTTGCGGTTCATGGACTGCATGACGCGAGCCAGCTCGCGCTTGTGGGCGATGAAGAAGTCACCCGCCGAGGCGCCTTGCAGGACCAGCGGCTGCTGCGATGCACCGGCTTGGGCGAAGTTGCTGTCGGCCAAGTGGCGGATCACATCAGCGTGCTTAGCTGGCAGCACCATCTCCTTCTCGTGGAGCTGAGTCACCGGGTTGACGTTGGCCGGAATGTCGAAGCCGCCCTCGGCAGATGAGATGCGCCCGGCGAGCGCGGCGACGCCCGCAAAGGCAGCACCGGCAGCAATTGGGGCAAGCACAGGGCCGACGTAAGGAATGCCGACGATGGCCTTCCAGGCGCTGGCCATGGCCTCCCAGGCGCTGGTCATGATGTTTTTGACGGCTGTGGCCGCCCAAAGTGCGACGCTCTTTGCCGCAGCCCAGCTCTCCATCACCAGCCGCTGTGCAGTGCCCGCTGCAGTGGCGGCGGTCTTGCCCTGCTCACCCAGCACCCATTGAGCGACCTGGCGCTTGATGACACCGGCGCCCCAAGCAGCCAGCTCTGCGCCGATGGCCTTCTGAGCGTTGCGCCACCTGAAGGTGCCGTTCATCATGCTCTCGATGCCCTTATCCCAGAGGGACTCGATGCGCTGAGTGGCATCTCCCCAGATGCGCTTTTGCTCGGCCGCTGCAGCTTGGGCTTGCTGGCCCTTGATCTGCGCCAGGCGGAGCTGGTGCTGTTGCTCCAAACCCTCGATCTGAGCGTTGAGCTGAGCGATCTGGACCGGGTCGCGCAGGGGGTCGAGGTTGGCCCGCTGAGACTGCAGGTAAGCCAAGCGGATCTGCTGGCGGCGGGCCTCGAACTGTGCCTCTTGCTCCAGCAGGGTCTCTTGGGTGATCTCTTCGGCGGCTGCGCGTTGGCGGGCACGCTCGGCCTCCATCTCGACTTTGGCCAGCTCGCGCTGCTGCCAGGTGTCTAGCGAGATCTGGTCGAGTTGCTGGGCGACCTGGGCGGACTCTTGCAGGACACGCAGGCGGGCCTCTTCGACCTTTTTGGTGACAGCAATCTTGTCTTGCTGCTTGAGCGTGCTGCTGGCCAGGATGTCTTGCCAGTACTTCAGCTCGGCTTCCTTGGACATGCCCCGGATGGCGTCCATTTCAGCGGCAGCGGTGCGGGCCTGGGCGAGCTGTTGCTCGTAGACGGCCATGTCGGAGGTGGGGGCCTTCTCCTTCTCTTTTTTGCCGTCGCCCTCCTTCATGGTGTTGTTGCCATGCTTGCCGGCAACCTTTTCGGCCTTTGGGCCAGTCCCCCAGATCAGCTCTTGGTCTTGCTTGAACGTCTCACCGGCATCGCGCCATGCTTCGCGAGTGGCCTCCACTACGTTGGCGAATCCCTGGGCGACACGCTGCCCGTTTTGCTCCCAGATGTTGGCGGCAGACTCGAAGTCCCCTCGGAAGACAGCGGCCAGCAACTCTGACAGCCCCCCGAGGTAGTCCTTCAGTGTGTTGATGGTCTCGAAGATTCCGATGGCAAACGTTTTTACAGACGCCTGCACAATTCGGAAAGCACCCACCAAGCCATCCAGCGCATGGCGGAAGATCAAGATGACGCCAGGCCCCAAGCGGGAGAAGTACTCGGCCAGGTCGGTGAAGA